CGAGAATGGTGTGAAATTCGTTGGCTTCCGGTGTCATGTCGTGTCCTCCTGTTGAATGATGCATCTAACCATATGGATAGATGAATGGCAACAGGACAAATGCGGACAAATGCGGAAAGATCGGCACAGAATTACAAAAGCTGTGGAAAACTCACGGTAGCCGAATATGCAAATCAGCAAATCCATGTTATGGCGCGCGAGCCAAGCAAACCACAGAGCATTCCTCAAATCACAGTACCACTTCAAGAAAGCCAAAAATCCGGGGAAAGCTCCGAAATGAAGCAAGCGTTCTACTTCTCCCACAACCGACGCCCCTTCGGCTTCAATCCCGTGCTCCTCGGCAAAAAGGCCAAAGCATGGAAAATCTTCCGCGCTGGCCTCGGCCTGCCCGCCAGCAAATCCGCCCAACGCCAAATCGCCACCCAAGCCGTCCAGGAATTGACTCCCAGGCGAATTGACAAATCAGCGTGACCATGCAATACGCAAATCACTGCGGGAGATTTGTCGCCATTTCACCCGCACTCGTCGGCAATGCAGCCGAGTTCCCCAACATCATACCCCCAGTGTCCTCCCCGCACTCGGCTGCATCCACCAAAGGCATAAACATGCCAACGCGGATCCTCCCGCAAAATCATCTCCGCAAATATCGAACGAGAAATAAGCGCCGGCAAACCACAACGCCAGGCCGTCGCCTTGAGCGAAACTAGACGTACCGGCGGCTCGCGATCCATCGCTCGACCACGCAAAAGGAAGTGAACATGGCCCGACGAACGAAACCCTACTCCGCTACGGCAGCTCGCGCCGGCAAGGATATCGGCAAGCCTGGAAAGCAGTTCGGCAAGATCGCTGCCAAGGCCGGCAATGAATACGGATCGGCTGCGGCCGGCCGGCGGGTCGCCGGCGCAGTGCTCGCCAAGCTACGAGCGAAATAATGTCGTATCTGGTATCCGTCTTGATGCTGATAAACCTCGGAGTTGCTGTATTCATGGCAGTTCGAGTGTTTAACGATAATTCATTATATCCATAATGGCCACTCGAATGCCACGCGGTCGGGGACGACAACGCGGATTTGTTATGTCCCATGAGCACCGGGTTAAAATTCAACAATCAAATATCCTCAATGCACTCTTGGAGCACGTTCAAGGCAAGCGCGAAATGAGCGCAACGCAAGTGTCTGCAGGCATTGCACTAATTCGCAAAATCCTGCCTGATCTTTCGCAGACCACAATCGAGGGCGGCGAGAACCCGCTCACCTTCCAGCAGATCGAGCGACTGATCGTCGATCACGCAAAACATCCGCGTCTGAATGGGAAAGCGCAAGCTCACGATCGAGACAGCCCGGGTCTTCAGGCCGCTGCTGACCGCAGCGAGGTATAAGGGTGCGCGCGGTGGCCGCGGCTCCGGCAAGTCCCATTTCTTCGGCGAATCGCTCGTCGAATATCACTTGATGGAACGCGGCTCGTTCTCGGTCTGCATCCGCGAAATCCAGACATCGCTTGCGCAATCATCCAAGCGCCTCGTCGAATCAAAGATCAAGAAATTCGGCCTGGAATCAGCCGGCTTCAAAATCTACGAGGAAAAGATCAAGACGCCAGGCGACGGACTGATAATTTTCATCGGAATGCAGGACCACACGGCCGACACCATCCTGTCTCTCGAAGGCGCAAACCGCGCATGGATCGAACAGGCCGAACGGCTATCGCACCGATCGCTCGATCTCCTACGTCCGACCATCCGCTCGCCCAAGTCCGAAATATGGGCCAGTTGGAATCCCACGCGCAAAACCGATGCGATCGATGTTTTCCTGCGGCAGAACCCGCCACCTGGCGCGATCGAAGTCGAGGCCAACTGGCGCGACAATCCATGGTGGACGCCAGAGCTGGAAGCCGAGCGCGTCTATGACCTGGAAAACAATCCCGAGAATTACGATCACAAGTGGGAGGGCGCTTACGCGACTGCGTTCAAAGGTGCCTATTTTGCGAAAGCTCTTGCGAAGGCTAAGGACGATGGCCGCATCTGTAATCTGTCGGCCGATCCTCTGCTGCCACTTCGAGCATTCTGGGATATCGGCGGTGCCGGTGCCAAAGCTGATGCGATGGCGATATGGATTGTTCAGTGGGTTCAAGAGCGCATTCTCGTACTGGATTATTGCGAAGGGGTTGGACAAGTCCTAGCGTACTATGTGAACTGGCTGCGTGAGAACGGATACGAGAAGGCAGTCAACTATCTACCGCATGACGGCATCGTGACCAACAACGTGACCGGCAAGAAGTATGTCGATCATCTGCGAGAGGCTGATTTGCAGGTAGAGCCACCGATTGCCAACATGGGCGCGGGTGCTGCGGCATTGCGGATTGAAGCTGTTAGGCGTCTCGGCAACAAGCTGTGGTTCGACGAAGTCAAGACTGAGGCTGGTCGGACGGCGCTTGGGTTCTACCATGAGAAGATTGACGACCGGCGCAACATCGGGTTGGGTCCGGACCATGATTGGTCAAGTCATTGTGCAGATGCATTCGGCCTGATGGCGGTATGTTATCGGGAGCCTGTGAGGTCGGCCAGGTTCAACCGGCCGCTGGACGACCATTTCCCGGTTGTACGCGTCGCATGATGCCGAAATTATCCGCAGCGGCGTACAATGGTTAATCCGATTCTCGCGATGATGCTACTGGGATTGGCGCTTGTCGTATGGATCGGCCTTCGAAACGGATCGCTACCGCCATGACTGATGATTATTGGGCCAAATCCGCGAAATTGGCTAGCGAAGCGAGTACACGACGTAAAATGCGCTCTGCGGCTGCGGCCTTCGGCTCTGTCTGCGCGATATTAGGAGCAGCATTCATTTGGGGATCAGGAGCGATTCCGCTGGTTGTCGGGATAATCGCGCTGGTCGATTCTTGGGTTGATGCGTTGCAGGAGCAGCTAGAGAAAAATGAGCGATGAATCCCGGTCCGGTCGAGGAAGCCGGCAAGGTAGCAACATCGTTCATCGGCTCGTTCAAGGACAGTCCTGCGCTTCTGGCGGTGAGCGTGTTCTACATCCTGTTTCTCGGCGCGGTGCTCTGGTCAACCGTCGAGGAAAGAACCTGGCGTGAGAATCTGGTCAAGATGATGGTCGAGCAGCAGACTGAATCGGCAAAGCTCCTGTTCTCGTGCGTACCATACGATCAAGTTAGTAAATTCCTTGAGGCGACAAGGAACTGGCGACCATGAACACGATCGCAGGCGAGCTGAGGATTGGCGGAACGACATTCCAGGCTGGCGATAGCTTGGCAGCGGTGCAGGAGGCGATTGACGCGCTTGAAGCCGAGCTAGCGCGTCTGCGCGAGCTAGCGGGGAACGAATCGTCTGGCGTTCCTGATGACAGCCCGCCGAGATACGATGACTTTCCCGAAGAGAGCCGATCGGAATACGACGCTCCGGACGTTTCGCAAGCGGCGTACGAAGGCGGCGACCCTGATGCCGAGTCTCCTGAGGATGAGCACTCGCACAAGGCCCAGCGCCGCAAGATCGCGACGCGGCAATTGAAGCGTGGACGGTAGAGCGCGTGATTCGTCATCCTTCTGGCCGACCTATACACGTCGAACAAGAGCGTAAGCTGCCGATGTATCGCTCGCCCGGTGAGGGCCCGGTGACGCCACGCCTTCGCATTCCCGTCAGCAATAGCATCGGGTTCAGGCCGACAATCTGGATTGATGAATCGCAGAAAGAGCGGGGACAATGAGACTCGAACGCAACGCACGTCGTGTCGGCCCAGGCTGGCGATGGTATTTCGAATGGACCAGCGATATTCAATCGGCGTGCCTATGGGTTCCGTGGCGCCCGAACTATCGTCCGCTGTTCTATTACTTGCGTTTTCGCGGAACGAGGATTCTTTAGATGGCCGGCCTGCTCGCCAATCAGCCTGACGTGACGAATGGCCAAATACAGCCTTTCTGAGCTGGTTTCGCTTCTGGAATCCGAGAAGCAGGACGCTCTTTCTGCAGCTGCAGCCTCGCGCCTGTCGAGCGAGCGCCATGATGCGATGGATTACTACCTTGGCGACGTGTCCAAGGATTTGCCGACGATGGTCGGACGCTCGCAAGCGGTCTCGATGGATGTCAGCGATACCGTCGAGGGCTTTCTGCCGAACCTCATGGAGATTTTCACGGCCGGCGACGAGGTTGTGAAATTCGATCCGGTTGGACCGGAGGACGAGCCGCAGGCTGAGCAGGAAACGGACTATATCAACCACATTTTCATGCAGAAGAATCCGGGTTTCCTGATCCTGTACACGTTCTGCAAGGACGCATTGCTATCGAAAAACGGCATTGTGAAGGTTCGATGGGAAACGACGACGAACGAGTGCTCCGAGAGCTACTACGACCAGACGGACGATGTTTTCGCGGTGCTCGCTGGCGATCCGGATGTGGAGATTTCCGAGCATAGATCGCACCAGGGACCGGGATCGATGCAGCCGGACGGCAGTTATGCGCCTGGGCCGACGCTGCATGACGTGACGGTCGTCCGGAAAACGACATACGGGTGTGCGAAGGTATATCCGATTCCGCCCGAGGAATTTGGTATCAGTCGTTCGGCCCGCTCGATCCGCGATACGACATATTGCTTTCACGAAGTCCCGCGCGTTCAGTCCGATCTGATTGCCGAGGGCTATGACGCGGATCAGGTCAATCGGCTGCAGAGCTATGCGAGCACGACGTCGGCCACATCCGAGGAACAAGCGCGCGATACGGTAGACGAAGGCAAAGGCACGCGCGATTTCAGCCTCAATCGCGACGCTCGCCGTGTGCGCGTCACCGAGCACTACATCCGGTTGGACTACAATCGTGATGGCAACCCGAAAATCTACCGGATCACGACAGGCGGTGAAGCCTCGGGCGAAATCCTGATCCGCACGACGACGGATGACGAAGGCAAAAAGACGACAACAGAGGACATCGAGGAGCAAGACTACATTCCGATGGCGGCAATGACGCCGATCATTGTCACGCATCGGTTTTTCGGCCGTTCGATTGCCGATCTGACCATGGACATCATGCGGATCAAGACGGCGATTCTCCGCGCTCTGCTCGACAATGCCTATCTTGCGGCGAATCCTCGGCCCGTGGTTTCCGATCAGGATTCGAATGAGAACACGATCGACGACATGCTGGTTTCGGTGCAGGGAAGGCCGATTCGCGTCAGGCAGAACGCACCGGGTGCGATCGCGTGGCAGACTGTGCCGCCGATCGGGAACTTCGTCTTTCCATTGCTCGAGTACCAGGACACGACGCGCGAGTGGCGCACCGGCATTACGCGACAGGGAATGGGGCTGAACGCCGACGCATTGCGCAATCAGAGTGCGACAGCGGCAAACCAGCTCTACACGGCGGCGCAGGCGAAAATCAAACTGATCGCGCGCATATTCGCCGAGACCGGCATCAAGGACTTGTTCTATCTGATCCATGGGATCACGCGGAAGTACGGATCGGCGCAGGATACCGTGCGCCTGCGCAATCAGTGGGTGACGGTCGATCCGCGCACCTGGCGGTCGCGCAATGACATGACCGTGTCAGTCGGCCTTGGCACCGGAGGAAAGAGCGAAAGACTCGTCCAGTTGCAAAGCTTCCTGAATGGCCAGCAATCCCTGATCCAGATGGGCAAGGGATACATGGTCTCCGACCGCAACATTTACAATGGCTACAAGGAATACGCGAAGTTGATCGACATCAAGAATATCGATCCGTACATTACCGATCCAGACAGTCCGCAGGCGCAAATGGCCAAGCAACAGATGGCCCAGCAGCAGGCGCAACAGCCCAATCCAGCCACGGCCATCCTGCAGCATCGCCAGCAGGTCGATCAGGCCAATTTGGCGCTCAAGGCGCAGGATCAACAGGATGACCGCAATACCGATCAGGTGAATGCCATGCTCAAGGCGCGCGGCCAGAACATGGATGCGCAGCTAGAGCGCGAGCGGATCGCGACCGATGCCAAGGTGAATGTGTTCGGACAGGCGCTCGACCATCACGCCAAGCTTGCATCGCACCTCACCAGGCCGATCCGCGTTGGGGGATATATTGGCTAACGAAAACAAATTGCGCGAACAGGCGGTGCGCGCTGCGCGAGCCAAGGCCCTTTTAGAGGACGAGCTGTTCGCCGAGGCTTTCGTGTGGCTCGAGGCAGAATGCATCAAGGCGTGGAAGGCCAGTCCAGCGCGCGATGACGATGGACGCCAGCGCATATGGCGACAGGTCCAGGCCCTGAATCAGGTTAACGACTATTTGCGCCTGCTGGTACGCGATGGCAAGATTGCCTACGAGGAACTGGAACGATTGGCGCGCGAGCGCGAGGAAGCGGCATGAGCGATGAAACCGAATCGGCCGAACCGGACATCCCGGCACCGGCTCTCAAGGAAGAAGGCCCGGTCAATGCGCGCGAGGCAGCGCGGCAATTGACGGCCTGGCGCTCAAGGCAAGCGCAACCACAAGAGACAAAGGCAGCAGCGCCGGAACTGGCAGCAGCGGCCTCTGAACCCGCTCCGGAATCGGAGCAGGTCGTCGCCCCTCTGGAAACGGAGGCTACCGGCGCGACTGAGACGCAAGACGCCGACCCGGCTCAAGAGCCGACACTCGCACGTCCCAGGTCATGGCCCAAGGAGCATGACGAGCACTGGTCAAGGCTCGATCGCGAGACCCAGCAATATCTGCTCGATCGCGACCAGCAGGACAGCGCCGTCATCCGACGAGGCCAGAACGAGGTAGCGGAAAAGGCCAAGACGCTTGCCGCACGCGAGCAGGCGGCCGAGGAACAACGTCAGCGCTACGAACAGGCGGTTGCCAACACGCTCGAAACGCTCACGTCGCGTACCGAGTTTGCGGACATAAAGACATCGGAGGACGTTCGCAAGCTGGCCGACGAAGACCCGTTTCGATACGTGAAGTATCAGGCTCACCAGGACTCGGTGAACAAGCTTCAGACCGAGCATTCGCGTCTGCAGCAGCAGCGAGCCCAGGAGCAGACGCAGCGATTCGCCAACTGGGCCGATGAGCAGGACAAGGAATTTGCCTCGCGGGTGAAGGAATTTGCCGATCCGAAGAAGGCGGCAGAGATTCGCGAGAAGGTCATTATGCCCTACCTCACCGGCGCAATGGGGATCACGTCCGACGTGCTGACGAAGCTATGGCAGGAGCCGATCTTCCGTGCATCGGAAATGCAGCAGATGATCTACGACGCTGCTCGTTTTCATGCCGCGAAGTCGCAGGCGAAGGCCATTGTTCAGACTCCGCGACCTGCACCGCAGCGACCAGGCGTTGGCCAAGGCAAGGGAGCCGAGGTTCTGGCGCACACTGCACAACTCGAAAAAAGACTTGAAAATGCGAAGGGATTTGACGCCGTTCGCGCGGCAACGGACCTGCTACAAGCGCGACGTGCCCAATCCAGGCGCTAGAAAGGCTAGAAAATGAGCGCACCCGCTCAAACATTCCTGTCGTTCTCGGCAATCGGCAACCGAGAGGACTTGTCGGACATCATCTACAACGTCGATCCGACCGATACGCCGTTCATCACCGGATGCGAGAAGACGCGAGCTACCGCGGTACTGCACGAATGGCAGACCCAAGCCCTGGCCGCGACCAATTCCGTCAACTCGGTTCTGGAAGGTGACGACGCCACGACGGATACGGCGACGCCGACCGTCCGTCTCGGCAACGTGCTGCAGATTTCGGACAAGGTTGCCCGCGTGTCGGGAACGCAACGTGTGGTCGATCACGCTGGCCGCGCCGACGAGCTTGATTATCAGATCATGCTCAAAGGCCGCGAGCTGCGCCGTGACATGGAGACGATTTCGCTGGCCAACCAGGCGAAGGCGTCCGGATCATCGACGGTCCCGCGAGCGCTTGGTGCCGTGCTGGCGTGGATATTCTCCAACACCAGCAAGGGCACGAATGGCTCTGATCCGTCATCGCTCGGAAATGGGCTCTCGACCCGCACGGACGGCACCATGCGGGCTTTCACCGAGGCCCAGCTAAAGACGGTGCTACAGTCGATCTGGAACAACGGCGGCGATCCGAACCTCGTGCTTGCCGGTGGTTTCAACAAGCAGCAGTTCTCGACCTTCACCGGCCGATCGACGCCGATGGAGCAGGCTGCAACGCGGAAGATCGTGGCTGCAGTCGATGTGTATCAGAGCGACTTCGGCACGTTGAAAGTGGTCCCGGATCGCTTCATGCGATCGCGTGACGTCCTGATCCTGCAGATGGACATGTGGGGCCTCGCGACGCTCAAGGGCCGCAACATGCTGTCTCAGGATCTGGCCAAGACGGGCGACTCGGATCAGCGCCAGTTGCTCGCCGAATACACTCTTGAGGCACGGAACGAGAAGGGATCGGGCGGCGTGTTCGATGTAACGAGCGCGTGACGGTCGGATAGCGGGAAACTGGGAGGCGGCCGCGCGCCGTCTCCATTTTCGGGAGTTTTGATGACGACATCATTAACGGCGCTCTCGGCCGACGAAATCAATAAGTTTGTCGAGGAGCATTTGCCTCCTGGTTTCGTCGAGAAGCCGAAGGAGGAACCGCAAAAGAAGGCGATTTGCCTCGGCTTGCTGACCTACACCGGCATGATCCACACGCGAACGATGATGTGCCTCGTCCAGGCGGTCATGCAGTGCGCGCAGCAGGGATGGGGCTTTACCTACATTCTGCGCGAGGCCGATAGCATGGTGGCTCGCGGGCGCAGCCTGCTCGCCTCGCAATTCCTGCAGAACCCGAGCGCGGCGAACTGTACCGATCTGGTCATGGTCGATACGGACCTGGAATGGCACGGTGAGGAATTTCTGCGGTTGTGCTCGCATAACGTCGATATCGTGGGCGCAGCCTATCCATACAAGGACGACAGTGGCGATTTTCCGCTTCGCTGGCCGGCCGATGGCCTGATGGAGGAAAACGGTCTATGGCAAGTTCAGGCCGTGACGCCGGGATTTCTGCGCGTGACACGACGCGCGCTCGATCGCATCGCGAAGGACATGCCGTGGATCGAGTTCAAGGATCGCTTTAACAAGGATGGTCAACGCTCGTGGATGTTTTTTGACAACCTGCAGCGACCGTCCGGCGTATATGACGAGGGTTACGTGTTCTGTGAGCGTGCGCGCCAGGCTGGCTACAAGATCTTCCTCGATCCAGACATGAATCTAACACACATCGGTCTGAGAGCCTACAATCATGGAACTATACGACAGTGGCTCGATCGAAAGGCGCAATCCTTCGATCGGCTGGAAAGCGAATTTCCGGACGTTCCTCCGCTCGTGCTCATGCGCAAGACGATGGGCGAAAAGATCGATTTGGAGGAGGAACGAAAGAAGCACGCTGCAAAGAAGGCCGCGCAGGGCTGAACAATGGCCGACTGGCAACCAATGGACAGCGCACCCCGGGACGGACGGGAAGTAATGCTCTATTTCCCATCGCTGAGCGGCAAGAAAATCTTCGTAGCTCACTTCGTCAAATTCAGCGGCATCGAATACTGGAACGCCGGCTACATCCGGACGTGGAACGAAGGCGGCCCGGAACCGACGCGATGGATGCAAATGCCAGAGGCTCCGACGCAATGAAAAGTCTGACGATCATCATTGGATCGCGCGGAAGGCCCGACGAGCTGCTGTCATCGCTGCGCGTATCGCTGCAGAATATTCGCTCGCCGCACACGAAATTCCTGGTCGCACTCGATGAGGATGACGAGACGCACGACATCGCGGCCGGATCGATCCCGAACAGTCCACATGTCATCGTCTCGGTACGGCCGCGTGAGGACACGCGAGGCGAGAAGTGCGATCGCGCTCTGATCGAGGCCCCTGCCCATCTCTATCTTGTCGGCCATGACTGCAATTCGTTTGCGACGCCGGGATTCGATGAGATTTTTCTCGCCAAGGCGCGGCTGTTTCCCGATGGGATTGGCGTCGTGCGCTCTCCGTTCGTTGGCGGCGGCTCGTTCCCTCCATCGTATCAAGCCATGACGGCGAAATGGGTGGAAAAGATCGGATATGTCTACAGCCACGATTATCCGTTCTGGTTCGTGGACCATGAGGTGCATGACATTGCGCGTCTGGTCGGGCGATATTTTCGCGTCGATGTCCAGGCGAGCGCACACCGGCCGCGCAAGACAATCCGGATGCACGATGTTGCGTTCTGGGCATCGTTCTATGACCTGATGGCGCTCGAGCGGCGCGCTAAGGCTCGTCAGCTCATCAACTCGCCCGATTTCCTGACGCCAGAATGGCAAAAGGCCGACCTGCGCGTGAACTTCGACGCGGTCGAGGCTGAAGGTCGAGCGATCAACGAGCGCGTGCGGGCTACGGCCGAGTCGCTAGAAAAGCAACGTGGCGAGCAGGAGCCTCCGGACGAAGGTTATTTGCGCGCGAAAGCCAAAGCAGAGCAGAAGTTGGCCGGCTATCTGGACGCACTGAAAAAAGCGGCCTGAAGGAGAACAAGAATGGCTTACAACGCAATTAGGCCGATGGTTGATGCGACCGTTCAGGTCTTCAATACCGCAGGCGGAACGCCGGCCGGATCGATCATCAATGCCGTCTCGCCCTACAAGGGCTATCTGATCGAGGCTGGATTTGCTGCCAACGATTCGGTCACGTCGGCGATGACGCTTGCGGTTTCGATCGGCAACAACATCATCAACTCTGCGGCTTCGAACTACACGCAAGTGGTCGCCAGCACGTCGTTCTCATCGACGAATATCTACCAGGGCAACACGTGTTCGGTGACGCTTTCGCCATCGTCCGCGAACTATGTGAATGCGGGTGATGCAATCCGCTTCGTGACGAGCGGCGGCAACACCTCGGCGGTTGGCTGCACGCTCTACGCCGTGATCCGAAGGGCTGTGTAATATGCCGTTCGAATCAGAGTGGAGGATAATTTCCTCGCAGATATTGGCTGTGGCCTCGGTCGGAGGCGCGGCCGTATCGACTGCATCGCTCAGTTCCGAGACGTACATGGTCGAGCTTTGCGCGCCTGGCCTTTCGACATCCTCGACGGCCGGCATCAAGTTCGTGATCGGCAATATCGTCACGGCGGACTCAACGAGTGCGATCCTGCCTGCGAACTGGGTCTCGCGTTACAAATGCACGCCGGGGCAACAGGTCTCCGCGATCAGCAATGACGCCGCGACGCCCACGCTGACCATCGTGCAGATGTCGAAATGAAGACATCCATCTTTCCCGATCGCGCCGAGGACAGGCTCACCGTTTCCTACACGGACGAGGTTCAAACCGTTCTCGACCACAACAAGAACCTCCGCACGACGCAGCAGCATAGCGATTGGGGACGGCATATCGCGACGATTCCGCCGATCGTGATGGTTCAGTGGCTCAATGAAGAACTGGCCAAAGGGCACAACGTCCGTTATCTCTCGAGCGAGTGGGACGAGATTGTCGCGCGCAAGCTCAATGATCCCGACTGGGCCTATCTGCGGACGGATGGTCCGCGATTTCGCGCCGGATACGGCTCGTGAGCCTTGTCACCTATGCCGATCTGAAGACTTCCGTTGCCGCATGGCTAGCGCGTGATGACTTGACGGCGCAGCTCGACGACATGGTGACGCTGTTTGAGGCGTGCGCAAACCGGAAGCTCCGCGTGCGACAGATGCAGGCGACGACGACATTGGTGCCGACGAATGGCGCAGTGTCGCTGCCTGCCGATTTCCTGTCTTATGTCCGCGTGACCGATATTGCTACTGCTCGGAACACCGATCTGGACTATCTCAATCCATCGGAATTTCAGCGTGAGTGGCCGACGATCCCGTCAGGACAGCCGCGATCTTTTACGATCGAGGCATCGACATTGACGATTGCGCCGACATCATCGACGAATCTTCAGTTTGTCTATTACCAGAAGGTGCCGGCGCTTTCGGGCACGGCGAACTGGCTCTATGCGTCGCATCCCGACCTTTATCTGTGGGGAACGCTCACCGAAGGGGAAGCATTCAATCGCAATCCGGATTTCCCGAACGGGCCTGTGATCTGGAAAGGACGCCGTGACGAGGTATTCGGCGAAATCGACATGCTCGACCGCAAGAACAGGTCACCAAGCAACATGCGCGTGGCCGGCAACTCACCGACGCCCTGATGCCGTTCATTCCATTCGGCGAATTTCGGCCTGACGTGGACGACTTCCGCGGCGAGCACACACAGGTGCTCTCAGGCGCCCTCCCGCGTGGCGACGGATATGGCCCGATGCCGAACCTGCAAGCCTATTCGATTCCGCTCGCGTCGGGAAATGATTCGTTCACGAAAATCCTGCTGCATTTGAACGGAACGAACGCATCGACGACGTTCCCGGACACAAATACAGGCGGCTCGGCCCATACCTGGACTGCGGCCGGCAATGCACAGATCACGACGGGCGATTACAAATTTGGTGGATCATCGGCCTTGTTTGATGGCGTCGGCGATTACATAACGACACCGGACAGCGTTGATTTCACGCTCGGAGCCGGCGCATTCACGATCGACACATGGTTCAAATGCCTGGCGGCCGGAGGCGCGGTCCTATGGATTGCCGGCCAGTGCAACAGCACGGGCACGACCGCAACGACCAGCTTCACGCTGCAGCGCACGGCCGGCAATGTCATCAAGGCAACGATGTCGGATGGTGCGGCTTTGACGACGGTAACCGGAACGACGCAGTTCACCAATGCGCTAAACACCGGCTGGCATCATCTGGCGCTCGTCCGCACCGGCAATATCCTGCGACTGTTTCTCGATGGCGTGCAGGAAGGCGGTGACGTTGCGTTCACGGCGACGGTCAACGATTCGGCCAATCAGTTCTCGGTAGGCCGGCCAGGCGAGCAGGCCGGCAACGAGTGGAATGGCAACATGGACGAGTTTCGCTTGTCCGTCGGCATTGCTCGCTGGACGGCGAATTTCACACCTCCGCAGAAGCTTTATGATACCGCAGTGAATGGATCGTGCCGCGGCCTGTTCTATGCGCGCAAGACGGACGGCACGATTGCGGTGTTTGCCGCGACTTCCACGCGCCTCTTTCAGTTGAACAATACGACACTGGATTGGATTGACGTATCGCTCGGCGGTCTCGCGTATTCGGCAGTCCCGACGACCGATCAGTGGCAGTTCGCACAGTTCGGGACGAATGTCATCGCGGTTCAAGCGAACACGGTCCCGCAAGTGATGGCGCTCGCTGGCACGGCGTTTGCGAATCTCGGCGGCTCGCCTCCGACTTCGCGCTATGTCGCGGTCGTCGGGCGCTTCCTGGTCCTGTCGGGCAATGTGTCCGTGCCGAACCGGGTTGCATGGTCGGACCTGGATGGCATCACCACCTGGACGCCGGGAACCGGATTCGCGAACACGGTGGATTTGCCGGATGGCGGCGTCGTGCGTGGGATTGCCGGTGGTGAGTTTGGCCTGGTGCTGCAGGAGAGCGTCACGCGCAAGATGACGTATGTGTCGGGCGCAAAGCCTGCATTTGCGCTGGAGCGCGTCGCTGAGGAAAAGGGATTGCTCGGCGCATACTCGATCGTGCGAGCTGGCGAGCGGGTGCTCTACGTCTCGCCGCAAGGTTTCCAGATGTTCTATGGCGGCGCACTGACGCCGATCGGCAAGGAGCGTGTGGACAGGAGCTTTTTCGTCCTGCTCGACCAGGGCAATCTGCAGATGCTGCTGGGCTCGTCCGATCCGGGCGGAACGCGAGCTTTCTGGGCATTCAAGTCGCAGGCGGCATCGAGCACAACGCTGTTCGACACCATGATCTGCTACGATTATCTGCTCGATCGATGGTCGCCATTCCTCAGCATCACGGGCGAGTTCCTTGCGCCGATCACGAAACCAGGCCTGACGCTCGATGGGATCGACCAGGCTTACGGGACGAATATCGACACGATAAATCTCTCGTCGCTCGATGCCGTGCAATCGGCACTCAATGCGCGCCTGTCCGGAGTGACGACGAACCATCAGCTTGGATTCTTCGATGGTCTGAACCTTGAGGCAATCCTCGAGACGGCAGAGCAGGGCGACGACGCGCGGCGCATGTTCATTTCGGGCATCAAGCCTCGCACGGATGCGCCGACAGTTTATGGGTCGATCCGGCACCGGGCAAATGCGCAATCGACGCTGCAACAGACCGGCGAGACGCTGATTAATGCGCAAGGACGATGCCCGCAGCATCGCGATACGTCACTGGCGCGGGCTCGCATCAGGATTCCGGCCGGTACGCTCTGGAACAATGCCATGGGGACCGTGCTGGATGCTTTCCCGACAGGACAACGGTAATGGGATTCTTCGACAACACAACAACGACGCAAACGAGCGGAACTCAGACCTCGCAGCCATGGTCTCCTGCTCAGCCATCGCTTGGTGGGCTGATAAACCTGATCTATGGCAACATTCCCGGCGCGCAGATAACCGGCAACGAGCAGGCGGCGCTTGGAGGACTGCAGGGGCTTGCGAGCGCCGGCAATCCTTACGCGGGAGGCATCAGTTCGCTCGCTAGTAGTCTGCTCGGCGGCACGGCGCTTCCCGATCGCTCGGGCATCGCGAGCGGAGCCTATAATACGCTGCAGCAGCAATTGACGCCGTTTGCGACGCAGAGCACCGATCCGTATTCGAACCCGGCTGTGACGAACTGGACTAATACGATGTCGAACGACATCCTGAACCAGATCAAATCGCAATATGCGGGGTCTGGCTACTCGCCGGTCACGTCGGGCGATTTTGGCTACAATGTGGGACGAGGCGTGTCGGCCGGCGTCGCGCCGACGCTGGCGCAGGCGCAGCAAGACCTGACCAGCCAGAAGCTCGGCGCGATTAACGCGCTGTACGGGGCTGGCAACACGACCACAGGCGCATTGAGCGCGCTTGATCAGGCGCGGCTGGCCTCGCAATTGCAGGGCGTCGGCACGTCCGGAGATGCGCTGACTGCGGCCCAGCAGCCTTTTACACAGGCGCTGCAGGTAGCGGCAGCGCAGCGAGGCATTCCGGTTAGCGCGATTGGCGCTCTATCGAACCTCATCGTTCCGATGGCTGGCCTCGGCGGAACTCAGACAGCGCAAGGCACATCGACCAAGACGACGCCATTCAATTTCGGTGGCCTATCCGATCTGTTCAAGGGCGGCACGAGTAGTCCAGCGTCCGGCATGGCAAGCGGACTTTCGTCGCTGCTTGGCCTGCTCTAACGAGAAAATAAAAAAATGGCTGGTCTCCTTGATTCGCTAGGGATTGAGCCAAGCCAAGGGCTTGGATTGCTCGGCAATATCCGGAACGCCCTGGACACGTTTGCCAATCCGCAATTGGAGTACCAGAAGGAGCTTTTGCGCGCGCAGCTCGGCGCGGCCCAGGAAGGCCAGGGATTGATCGGCGGTCAAGGTTCGATTGCCGCGCCTGGTGGGATCGCACCGACTGCTGCAGGTCCGCTGAATCCGCAGATTGATCCGATGGAGATTTACAAGAACGCCATTTCGAATAACGAAAGCGGCGGCGATTATTCGCTGATCGGGCCGACCACTAAGAAGGGCGATAACGCTTACGGAAAATATCAGGTCATGGGCGAGAACGTCGGCCCGTGGACCGAACAAATCCTCGGCCAACGCTTGACACCTGACGAGTTCCTGAAAAACCCCAAGGCGCAGGATGAGGTGTTCAAGGCGAAATTCGGGCAATATCTTGCTCAGACCGGCAATCCGCATGATGCCGCGTCGATGTGGTTCAGTGGCTTGCCTGCGGCTCAATCGGCCAAGTTAAAGGATCAATTGGGAACGAGCGGCGCCGATTACGTCGCAAAGTTCAACGCCAATCTACCGCCCTCGATGCGCACCGGGCCTCCGACGGTCACACCGATGCAGTCTGCGGCAGCGCCGCAACAGCCTGGACAGGCCGGCCAGACTGGCGCGCCGGCCATGCCAGCACAGGCGCAGAGTGCACAGGATGAGATTGCGCGGTTACAGAAATTCCTGGCTTCTCCAAAGGGAATGCTCGCTGGAGCGACGACGGTAAAGGGGATCGAGAGCCGGATCGCGAGCCTGCAGAAAGACATCAATCCGACGCCCGACATGATCGCGGCCGCGTCGCTCGGCATGACGCTTCCGCAGTATCTGTTTGCCAAGAGCCGATCCGAATCGATGGGTCAGGTTCCTCCGGAGCTGAAGCTTGCCACCGCAGCCGGGATGACCAATCCGCTTGAGTACGAACGGCGCAAGGCCGAGGCCACTGGCGTCGGCGACATCGCGAAGGAGCAATTTCAGAAGGCTTCCGAGGGCTATCAGGTCGCGCAAAACACGCTCTATCGTCTCAATTTCATCGATCAGGCAATCAATGACCTCGGCCCGTCATGGATGGGAACCGGAGCAGGAACGAAAGCGGCTCTCGCGAAACAATACAACAGCCTCGTGCAGCAGATTCCAGGTCTTACGCAAGAACAGGCCGACAAGCTTCAGTTTCATCCTGAGAAAGTCGCGACCTACGAAGAATTTAACAAACAGACGACCAATCTCGGATTTGAACTGGCGAAATCGCTAGGCTCACGCGAGGCCATGATGGTCGTGAATCAGGCTATCAACAGCGTACCCAATGCGAATCAGTCCTACATGGGCGCTAAATTGGTGTCGGCGGGTTTACGCGCCGCGGCGCAACGTCAGCAGGATTTCTATGAGTTTCTTTCGCAGCGTCCGAATCAGGGAAAATCCATCCTCGGAGCTGATGCCGAGTTCAACAAGATTCATCCGGTATCCGACTATAGCAAGGCGGCCGTCGATTCGGTTCTCAAGTCGGGTCCGCCGCCGAGCACCAATCCGCCGCCGACGCGCGCTGTTCAGGCGCTCCGCACCAATCCGGGCCTTCGTGACCAGTTCGATGCCAAATATGGCGCGGGTGCGGCCGCGAGCGCGCTGGGCGAGTAGATGGCCAATTACTTCGATCAGTACGACGTTCCGGCTTCAAGCCCCCCCGATGCCGGACAGCCGGGCGCTGTGTCCGCTCCTCCTGTTGCCGCAGCGCCCGGCAACTATTTCGACCAGTACGACGCGGCCCAGACTCCGAACCAGCGTGTGGCCGAGGACTTCGGACAGTTTCCCGTGAAACAACCTTCGTTCCTCGAAGTCGCGACGAAACCGATCACGTCCTATCCGGAAGTCTATGCGCAGATGCGCGGACAGGCTGGCGCGGACATTGCGGCTGGTCTGAGCCGAGCGCTCGGCTCCGAGGCTCCGATATCCGAGCAGGCAAAGGGTCTCGGCCAGGCGGCCCTTGGCACGGCCGGATATGTGCTCTCGCCGATCAATGCGGCCTATCGGACGCTTGTCGGCCAGCCGGTTCAGGATGTCACCGGGATACCGGCTCCGTGGGTGGATTTCGCGGCCCAGCTCGCGACACCTGGAATCGGCCTCACAAGCCTGCCAGGACGCGCAGCAGCGGCCGCTGGTAAGGCCGCTGCACCGACCACGCAGCAACTACTGGACGCCTTTGGAGCCGCTAAGCGGTCTCCTGTGGTCGAAGCGGTGCAGATCAGGCCCGAGGCGGCCGGCAAGATTTCGGATGTCATCCAGGCCGAGCTTTCCGGGCAGAAGTTCAGTGAGAGCCGCGCGCCGCAGACGTTCGGTCTCCTGAACGAAATCAAGGCCAACATGGCCCAGGCTCCGAAATTCCAGATGCAGGGCTTGACCTCGGCGGGTCCGATCGCACCGGGCGCTCCGCCTCCGGCCGTCACCATGGCCAATATCGACGATATCCGCTATCAGCTCGGCCTGATCGCCAAGGGCAACTCGCCCGATGCTGCGGCCGCTCAGATCGCCAAGAAACGGCTCGATTCGTGGGTGGATAGCGGCATCCCGAAAACCGATGTCCTTGCCGGCGATCCCGCTGCCGCGCAGCAGGTCATGCAAGCAGCGCGTGCCGATTACACGGCCGGCAAGCTCTCCGAAGCGCTCGACAAGCGGATCGCCAAGGCCGAAGATCTCGCCGGCGGTGAGCACAGCGGCCTGAATCTCGGGAACAAGCTCAGGCAAAAGGTTGGCCAGTTTCTAGATAGCCCTGATTCGCGGGCGCTTTCCGACGCAGAGCGCGAGACCATGAAGCAATTCGTGCAGGGCTCGACGGCTCAGAACGTGCTACGGTACGTCGGTAATTTTCTCGGCGGCGGTGGCGGTCTGGGATCGGCATTCATGGCCGTTTCGACGGGAGGTATGAGCGCTCCCGTTGGCCTCGGCCTGCGGATGCTGTCGAACTCGCTCACCTCGCGCCAGGCCGATCGGCTCTCCGAGCTTCTACGGTCACGTTCGCCGCTCGGTCAGCAGATGCAGGCTTCCATGGACAGTTGGAGCAAGTACGCTCAGGCTGCTCAGACGGCTCCGAGCACGCCCCGAATTCTCGCAATGCTCACGATACAATCACGCAACCTTGCTAATAATTTACGCGATGCCGGGATCATGGTCACGCCGGACAACATCATGCGCTCATTGACTGGTCCCATACCAGGCGCAGCTCAAGAACAACAGTAGGCCGGCCGGCGATGGCACGAATAGCCAGATCGCGACGAGTATCGCTAAGAGAAGAAAGCGCCTCACAATGACGCTCTACACGTGGTCGAAGACGGCCGCAAGCAACTCGAATGCCGATGCCACAATTAACTGGGCCGAGGGCCAAGCACCATCCTCCGTCAACGATTCGGCGCGTGCCGTCATGGCGGCAGCAGCCAAGTTCCGCGACGATATTTCTGGATCACTGCTGACCACGAATACGAGCACGGCATACAATCTGACGACCAATCAGGTGTTTTCGTCGCTCTCAGCCATGGATGGCATGGCTGTCCGGACCAAGTTCCACGTCGCGAATGGTGCATCGCCGACGCTGAATGTGGACAGCCTCGGAGCCAAGAATATCGTGCTGGTCTCGGGGACGAACGTCCCGACCGGCATCATTGTGGCGAATGCCTGCCACGATCTGGTCTATAGCAATGCGTCCGGGGTATGGATACTCGTCGGTCCCTACAATGCCGCATTCGATGCAGGCACGGTGATGTTGTTCCAGCAAACGGCGGCGCCCACAGGATGGACCAAGAGCGCAACGCACAATGACAAGGCTCTCCGCATTGTCTCTGGCACAGCCAGCTCGGGCGGCTCGACGGCCTTCACAAGCATCTTTGCGGCCCGCACGATTGCCCAGGCCAATCTACCGAACGTCAATCTGACAGGCACACCGAACGTCGGCTCGCAAACGCTAACCCATCTGCAATCCGGCCAGACAGCGATTGTGCCAAATTCCGGTGCCGCTGGTAGTGTTGCTCAATCCGGCGCCGGCTCTAACGGGTTTTTTGCTACTGGCGTATTTGCTGGAATTACCGATCATGGCGTGAATTTCCCGACCTACACCGTTTCACTTGGCGGCTCCGGCTCGACGATGGACTTCGCCGTCCAGTATGTCGATGTGATCGCAGCCAGCAAGAATTGATGTTTTCCAGCGACAAGGCCGATTGTCCTCTCTGGCGTGCTCCCTGCAAGCAGCAGCAATGCCGCTGGTATATTCAGGTTCTCGGCACCAATCCCAACACGGGCGAGCAATTGAACAAATGGGGCTGCTCCATGGAGCTTCTTCCCATGCTCATGATCGAGAACGCGCAGCAGTCCCGGCAGACAGGAGCGGCGGTCGAGAGCTTCCGCAACGAGATGGTGCGCGCGAACGGCGTCATGGCCGTGCAGTGGAAGATCAAGGAAGATCGCGACGAACTATTGAGGCTTGAATGATTCCCGGACCTGTTCCTGCTGCCACAGAGAAAGACACCGAGCGATTATCCCGCGCGATCCGTGCCCTCTATGAGGGCGGTGTCGGCGGCCCAGTCAGCGTATCATCGACGCCAGTCACCGATCAGTCGATTGTCGTCTGGAATGGCACGGACGGACGCACAGTCAAGGGTTCGCTGGCCAGCGTGGACAGCACGGGTCTATTGAATGCTCCAAGCCTTCCATTTCGTGGCATTCAGGTTTTTGCGGCTTCTGGTACGTTCACAGTTCCGGCCGGCGTGTCAAAAGTATGGGTTGAAGTGTGGGGCGGCGGTGGTGGTTCTGGTGGAACGGGAGCCGGTACGACGAACGGATCAGGCGCTGGCGGTGGGGGATTTGCGGCAAAGCTCTATGATGTTTCTGCCGTGACGAGCGTTTCGGCGACGGTTGGCGGCGGCGGAGGAGCAGGAACTAATGCTCCGACAGCAGGAGGAAATGGTGGAACATCGTCATTCGGAACAATCTCTTGCACAGGTGGCCAGGGAAGTCCTGCAGCCAACGGTGGGGTTTCCGGTGGCGCTGGTGGAGGAAGCTCAGGAGGAGATATTAATTTTAACGGGTCACGAGGAGGACAGAATAATTATTCCAATGCTGGTGCCGTATTTACTTCGGGAGGAGGCGGACCATCATTTGGCTCGGGAATGGCAGCAGGCCTATTTGACAATGGCATATTTCCAGGTGCAGGTGCCGGTGGACCAGTCGCAAATGGACTTGCCGGAGCCGCAGGTGCAGCGGGTTATATAATAGTAAGATGGTAAAATGAGACACGCCGTCATCAACGGATCGAATATTGTCGTCAATGTCATAGAATTGGTCGATTCCACGCAATGGATGCACCCGGAAGGATGCACCGTCGTGCCGACCGATACAGGAAACATCAACGATACTTATAATGGAATGATTTTCATTCGTCCACCCGTTACGCTTCCGGCCGATCCTACACCGGATCAGGTTCTAGCGATCGCATTGCAGGCGCGATCACTGGCCAAGGCTCTCCTGCTGGCGCTCAACGATGGCTCGTTACCGATCGGATCGAATCTCGCGAATGGACAGTTGCGAGCGATTCTGCGAGCCAAGATATGAAAGAGACTTTGTGAAGCTGATATTATTTTTGCTCGCGATCCCGTTTTTTGTCTCGCCTGCCTTCCCTCATGATTCCTGGCTCAGTCGCAACGGATTTCGCAATTCAGCCGGCGAGTGGTGTTGCGGAGAGGGCGATTGCGGTGTGCTCGTCTATGGCCGTATCGGCATGGGTCCGCGAGGCTATGAAGTCAATGCCACATTCCGCACCGGCGAAGGTTCGGGCGCGATTGACGAGCAGGTCATCGAGTTTATTCCGTACAGCGAGGCGCTTCCGAGTCAGGACGGTCGCTTCTGGCGATGTCACCGTCCGGACGGCTCGCGCCGGTGCTTCTTTCATCCACCACCCGCAATGTGAGGCCAAATGTACGTCCTCGTCATCACTCTGCACATGCACGCTCTCATCGCTCAGGGATATCCGGAAACGCTCCGGTTGGATGGCTACGACACGCAAGAGCGCTGCGAGCGTGGAGGGATCATGCTGACGCTTCCTCCGTTCCTGACCTTCAGATGCGAGAAGCACAATGGCTGATCTTATCTCGCAAGCGGCAATCGATCTCATCGTGGATGAGGAAGTCTCGGGCAAGGCGGCCTATGAGAAAATGTATCGCCATCCGGAATGGCCCGGTGGTGCCTCTGGCGTGACGATCGGCATTGGATACGACCTCGGTTATGGTAGCGATGACGACATCAGGCGGGACTGGGGCGGCAAGGTTCCCGACGAAATGCTCGAGCTGATGGTCAAATGCGCGGGCTCGACCGGATACGAAGCGAAGACCCTCTTGCCCAAGGTGAAAGGCGGCATCGATATCTCGTGGGACGCCGCAATGACCGTTTTCCTGGTCCACGACATCCCGAAATTCTACGATCAGTGCAAGGCGCAATTACCAAACTTCGAGGCTCTGTCGCTCGATTGCCGCGGCGCGCTCGTCTCGCTGGCCTACAATCGTGGCGCATCGTTCAGCAAGGCTGGCGACCGCTATAGCGAAATGCGCGCGATCAAGGATGCAATGGCGCGGAAGGCGTTCGGAAATATCCCGGCGCAGTTCCGATCCATGAAACGGCTTTGGGATTCCCAGAGCATGCGCGGGCTTGTGCTTCGCCGCGAGCACGAGGCCCAATTGTTCGAGCGCGGCCTAACGGAGACTGCATGAACCAGGACCAATTTATGAGCATTTTGCGCGCCGTCATCACGGCGGTCGGCTCAATCATCGCTGTCATTGCCTCGCAGCAGGACCAGCAATTGTGGGGTGTCGTGTCAGGTGCGATCGTTGCAATCGCGCCTATCGCCTGGTCGATGTACGTGCATAGCGATGCGGGCAAAATTGCCGCCGCCTCAGCGCTTCCCCAGGTCAAGGCGATCACGGTTACGGACGGCGATCTGGCTCAAGCGGCCAAGTTGGCGGATCCTACGACGCGGGTCGAGCTTGTGCCGGCTCGCCCGACAGCGGTGGCGGCATGAGAATCGCCCTCGTTGCGGCGATTCTCGCCATATCTACGCCGGCATTAGCCCAGACGAAGCTGGCGCAGTCCGATCTCCAGGTGCGCCTGCCAGGCCGTTCTCCAATAATTCCTGCGGCCGCGACATCGGCCGGCGCACCATTTCCTCCCTGTCTTCCGATCGATGTCCGTCCTGAATGCCATGGACAGGCCAAATCGATCACGAGCCAGACGCTCGGTCCCTGTCTATCGATCTTCAATGCGATCGATCCGGAGAACTTCACGACCCAGGTGGAAGCCTGCATCAAGGATGACGTGCAGGCTGTGATCGACAACGCCAACACCGAGCCCAAGGACAACGTCGCTCTCTCCTGCTGGGTTCCGGTGCAAGCCATCGTGGCGGCAGCGGGCACCGGCAAGGGCGGTGTTCTGCTCGCCTTTCAGTTGTTCCGGCGAGCCAAGCAGCAGGGGATCATCGCGAATTGTACCGCATATCTGCAGACAACGTTGATGCTGCAGTAAATGATATCGGTCGATATCGCAATTGCAGGCTGAGTGTCCTCAACCTTTGCGACAATAGATTGTCGCTATAGTTCCTTGCGTGAAATGCGTCACGACTGCGTATAGACTTTTTCGCGCTCAGAGGGCATCTGGATGGTACTGGCGGCGGAAGCAGCGGGACTCACCGTAGACTGGTCGTTACGCCTTAGCGACCTCATCGCAGCCCTCATGTTTTTCGCCGCAGGAATGACGGCATTTTTCGGCACCAAGGGACGGATCGAGATCGTGTCGAACAATCTTCAGAACCTGGAAAAGACGTTCAGCAAGGAAACGCTTGAGCAGAACAAGAAAATTGACGGTCTTACCGAACTTTTAAGCCTGGCGCACAAGATCGGGTCCATTGAAATGATCATGCAGGAGAGAATGAATAGCATCGATCAGCGCTTCCATGATCGGATGTCGGTTGTTCAACGACAGTTGGACAACACGCAAAGGCAGTTAGATGACCTTAAGCCAAAGCAAGGGAGTCGCGGAGCGGCCTAAACACTTCCTTGTTGCATGGGCTTGCCATGGCCGTTGGCCGCTAATCCTGTTTTTCTCGACTGTGGCTCTCGCCACTTTCTGGCGATGGTTCCTGATGGCAAGCGTTATCACGTTCGGAGCACCCGGAAAGACTTATTTCTCGCCAGATCATGCGGCCCAGGGTTCCCGGATCAATTGGTGCGTCGATGATGTCGTTCTCTACCGTCTATGCCGTTCCAAGGAACTCATGCGGCTGACGCCGGCATTCGGTCGTCCGATCGAACTGACCCACACAATCGAGCCCAAGCCGAAATGCACGGTCGTAGATGGCGAGACCAAGTGCACGCCACCTCGAGCAGGGCGCATCGATCCAAAATGCAGGCCGTTCGACGTTCCGAAATGGGATAACCCGAACGAAGGAGTCGGAGAGGCCACATTAACTGGCATCGTCCGATCCGAATGCACGGGAATAGGATTTCTGGATTACTGGTTTCCGGTGATCGATGAGTTTCCGACAGTGAAGCTCGTCATAACCAAGTAGCGACCAACAGCTACCAAAATCAGGGGAAAAGTGGGAAATGAAGAAGCCGTGCATTTGCGCGGCTGTCTCCGTTTGTGCCATTCTGATGACGGAGCCAGCCCAGTGTCAGGAACACGTTACTGGAAGCGAGGTGATGCAAAATCTGGAAGGCCGATCTGCATCCATTGACCAAACAAGTAAGTACAGGCCCCGGCACAGACGTACCTATGCCGGGGCCGCATATTTTAGCAATGCCCGGCCACGCGCCTGGTGCGGCTTTTACGGGCGCTTCAATTTCACAAGCCATGATCCCGGACGTGCTTTCAATTTAGCCCGCAATTGGGCTCATTTCGGGCGAGCTGCCGGTGGGCCAGCTCCAGGCGTTATCGGCGTCGAAAGACATCATGTATTTAAGGTGATTTCTGTGGTCGGACCTGGTCAAGTGCTTGCGATTTCAGGCAATGATGGCAATGCTGTGCGCACGCGAATCAGACCGACAAGGAAGGTGATTGCATGGCGAATAGAATAAGCCTCCCACGCGAACCAACCGTCAATCCGATAGACTGTCATTTCCATTCCTCCAGCTTCCTGATCCTGGCTTCCAGGGCTTCGATCATGGCAACCATTTGATTCACGATTCTTTCCAATTGAGGTTGCCAAACGGTTGTTTCAAGCAGTACTGCACTGCGAGCGGCCAAAAAGCTGCTTTTAAGATCGATAAGCCATTTCTCATCTGGAGGATTCATCCGCATTCGATGTTGTCTTAATTGCTCGTCGTGCTTCAGCAATGCGGCATTGAGCTTGGTCAGCCTATCCCGCTCGGCGGTCAGGCATTCGACTTTGGCACGCAATTCCTCTATGGCAGAATCCAGCAATTCAAGATCGTCGGCCGCGGCTTCCATAGTTTTTTCGCAATCTGGGATATTGTCCGCGTCTCCAATACCATCCCGTAGGAGCGCCGCAAGATTATTCATTTTTCCCATCCTCATGTCGTTGTCTGCAGCTCGCATTTGCCTCAAGGTTGGCCGTACTGATCCCGATCATGGCCGAGACTGCGTCCAGCGTCTTTTGCTTGCTCTCCTGAAATCGGCGCGCACCCATTGAGTAGCGCGATTGCGAATGGGCTGTGAACACCGTCACTGTGCGCTCATCGATCGTCACAACTGAAAACTCATCGAGTGGCTGGATGAACCAAATCGGACCCGGTTGTGGTTGTGATCGAAATCCTTCCAGGTCTTCAGGTCGAGTTCGATTTCCATCTTTGATGGCGTTCGCGGACGGGTGAGCATTTCAGAATTCCCTTTCATCGCTCGGTTGCCAATGGACGACCGTTTTCTTGGCCGGCAAAGTCATGGTCGGATCCCGCTGGACTGTCTTGGTTTCCAGTGCAGAAATCCGTCTTTCCAGATCGGCATTGCCATGTTGAATTTCGGCGACGATTTTCTGTATCTGTTCCACAGATTTTTGCACCTCATCGAGAGATATCAGCATCATGCGGAGGTTCATTTTTGCTGCTCCCTTGGCTCCTTCAGCAGCTTTCTTCTGAATCTTTCAATCTGGCATTTTCGCTTCCTCCTGTTCATGCAACTGGCCTCAGTTGTTCAAATTCCATCCTGATCGTGTGCTGCTTGCCGAACATGGATACAAAAATCTCGGCACGCTTCTCGGCGCTGTTCGTGGCGCACAGTTCGCCGATGAAGCCGGCAAACGGTCCTGCTACGATCCTGACATTCTCGCCGATCTGCATGCGATCAATGACCGATGTTTGATCGAATGCCCCGACCATCTGGCTCGCCTTGAGGGCAAAGACCAGATCGATATCAGCCTGGCTCATTCTCGATGGAGTGCCGGCCGATCGGACCAGATCACAGACGCCATCCACCTTGCGGATTGGCGACCAACTCGTCCGATCCGGATCGAATCCAACGAACAGATAGCGGGCGAGCAATGGCCGATCCTCGGCCTTCTTGTAGCGCGCGTGACGTATCCAGCGGCGCTCGGTCGGCAAGTATGTGGCATAGCCGAGGGTTGCGATGCCTGAATTGGCTTTCGCCTCGCAGCGCGGTAGCGTGTAGACGGCGAACCAATGGAAATCGCGATTCTCATCAAGCATTCATATCCCCAATTCCATGCGCAGCTTCTCGACATGAGAAGCCACAGTTTCATCTGTCTGGATCAGGTTGGCGATTTTCTTGTGGGCGTAGATCACGGTGGAATGATCCCGGTTGAGGGCTCGCCCGATCGCAGGAAACGAACAGTCGGTTCCCTCGTAGGCGAGATAATAAACAAGATGGCGCGGCAAAACGACGCAGTGTTTGCGATTCTTGTCGATAATCTGGCTCGGATCCACGCTGAAAAGCGAACAAATTGCTTTAACGACTTCTTCCAAGGTCACGGATTTTATATCCAAATCGACTTGCAGAACTTTGCCACTCAGGCCCTCGAATTGATCATCTAGGGATTCAACCGGACTGTGGATATCTGTGGAAAGCTTCTTGAATGGTCTCGCGTTCAGCCGATGCAGCCTGTCCGCGCGTTCCTTGGAGATTTTGGCTAAAATGCCCATGACAATCGCGCCGTTCGAGGTCACGCCCTAGGATCGTACCGCGCGCACGCACGCCATTCTTCTGCCTCCTTCCGCAGGCTGTCCCGCTCTGCGGCTAAGCTTTTGTAAGCAGCCAAATTTATCTTAGCTGTGTTCCGCGCCGTCTTTAGCTCGGCGGTCAGACGCTCGATCTCGGCGGCGGCAGAAATAAGGTCATCACAATGCAATCCATCTCGAGGTGGCTCTCCTGGATTCATCGGCGCGCCATTCCAATCCGTACACCAATTTCTCAGACGATCGACAATCGATTTTTCGGATAGTATTTTTTGGTACAGCCCTGTACCGCTCTCCTGTGTCATCTTCTATCCTCCTTATCCACCGCCTCGGCTGCCGTCCGTATCAGTGAACTAACCCACCGTCTCATTCTCTGATAGCGTTGTTCTGGAGTTTCGTTATAGCAAATAGACAGCACGCTGTGTCGCGGCATTGAAGCCCGCCATGAACGCAGCCCACAAGGAGCCTTCGACAAATCGCCGATAGTGATCTTCTGTGAAGCGATTTGCGGAGGGGTCGGTCGGC